GCCGGAAATGGTATACCGTAAACCTCCGACCAGCCTGCATACATGGTATTCACTGCGCGGAATCGGTATAGGAAAAGTGTTTGTTAAAAGGCTCATGTCTCCCTTAATGCTGCCAAAATCAAGCACAAGGTCACGCTCTGCCTTTCCTGCCACCTTTTCTGCCCGGTTTGAAATCACACGGGCCAATTTACTCAGCCCAGGGCTGCCTTTATTCTCTGCCATATCTGCCTCCTATCAGTCGAAACTGCCCTCGTCAACCCAGCCGTAAACATGCGTTTCTGACCAGTTCTCATATACCAGGTGCCACGGGTGCGCCTTGCCGGATCCGTTCGCGATTGTAATCTTCGCACGGCCAGCCGATACGTTGTACCCCTTCGCTCCTGGGTAGGAACTAATATAGTGCTTGCCTCCGTGGAAGTTGACCACGTCGCCAACTTTATAGGTCTTTTTCTTGCTTTCTGTTTTCTTCTGGGTCGTGTCTGCTTTTTCTACCTGCATGGTCATTTTTCCACTGTCTGCGTCGTGCTGCACGCTCTTAACAATATAAAAGCCATTCAGCGCACCGACGGCCAGGTGTACCATGTCGCCCTTGCGTACCGGTGGCGTATCAGGTGCCTGCACGGTCGCTGTTTCTTTCGGTTTCCCGTTTTCGTCCAGCATTTCCTGTGCGGTCTCCTGCGCCTCTGATAGGTTGTCGCTGCTTGCGTGGTTTACAATTCGTTGGAATACTCCATACTCTGTTTTTCCCTCTTTTACAGCCTCAACCTTTGGCAGTCCGTCCGTTTTTTCGGTGGACACGATCTTTACACGGGTAACAAGGTTTGCAATGCTTACTTTGTGTTTGGAGGATACACTGTTATTTGCCTCAAAGTGGTAAATTTCTTTGTTTCCTCCAACGGCCACAATAGAAACTTGGTTCTCTGTGCTTCTCACAATCGCCTTGCCTCCGCCTTTTTTCTTGGCTTCGTCCAGGATTCCCCGTACCACATCGCCCAGGTATGCGTTTTTATACAATATTTTTGAATGGCTTACATCCGGGCCGGTGTAGCTGCTCAGGCTTATACCCCAGCTTTTGAAAACTTCTGTCAGTGCGCTCTTGGTACCTTTCCCGGCTGCAAAATAAATGTTGTCCTGTGACCTCTGCATACTATACAGGCAGTCATAAGCTACCACATTAAAAATTTCGTCGGATTTTGTTGTACTTCGTTCGCACTCAGTAATGTTTCCCATTGCCACAATGCCCTTACCACTGCCCCAGTAGGCTTTTATTGCTATCACGCACCCTATTTTTATCAGGGAGGAAAGTTTGGATCCGCTGTATGTCGCGTTATACATTTCAAAGGTCAGCTTCATGGCCAGCTCGTCCTCTTCTTCCTCCCAGCCCAGGCCCTCAACTGCCTGGGTAATGTTCAGCTGCACTTTCTTTTCCGTGATTGCGATCACATCATAGTGCACTTTGCTTACTTCAATCATACCTGCACCCCCTTTACTTGGCCGGTATGGTCAGCACCTGGCCGGTGTAAATGAGGTTAGGGTTCTTGATTTTGTCGCGGTTCAGGTTGTAAATTTCCGTGTACCTGGAGCCTTTACCCAGTAGATTCTGCGCAATTCTCCATAAACAATCCCCCGATTTTACCGTGTAGGTTCTTGTTTTGTTCTCTGTTTTTGGCTGCGTCTTTTTCGGGGCTGGCCTTGACGGGGATTTTATTTTCAGTTCGCTGGTGGTGTAGATCTTTATCTCTCTTGCAATAATAAATTTAATGTCATAGTAAAAATCTCCAGATCCACCTTTATATTTTCCTTTAAAGCTGGAAATATAAACGCTGTAATTTATACAGGTATCTGTACATAACAGCGTGCATTTTGTCCCTTTGTCTCGGTACTCTTCCATTTTTTTGATCAGTGTGTCCGGCTTGGTGTACTTCCGCACCAGGCTGTTTTTCTTCCTCACTGCTCCCGGAAACATCCCGGACCACGAAATTTCCTTTGTTCCTTGTCCGCGGGGGAGCTTTACGTCCCCCAGCGAAATAATACTGTACGTCATAAACTTGGCGTCAGCGCCCAGTGTTATAGCTTCCGGCAGCATAGGAAACTGTATTTTGCTGCCGCCGGAAGGTGTCAGATAAATATCCATATTCCCTATGCCTCCTGTACGAGCGGCATGTTGGCAAAAATCTTGCTCATGCGCTCTGCGATTTCGTCTCCCAGGTCGTCTGCCATCTCGCGGATCCGGTTCTTCATTACCTCAAAAACCTTTTCCTCATCCATGTTGCCGCCCTCGATCTTAATAACCGGATTCATATCCACGTTAATCTCAAAGGTGTTGTTGCCCTGCTGTCCCTGCACTGCTGCATTTACAGAAACGGCTTTCTGTCCCTCGGAATTATCCTCGCTTGTGCCTCCGGTCAACTCCTGGCCGGTAACACTCCATACACTCTTGTTTTCATCCTGCGGCTGCGCTGCCATTGGCAAAATTGCATTGCTGGCCAGCTCTTCGCCGCCAGGTCCTACAATTCCGCCGTTTGCGTGTGCCGCAATTTCTCCGTTACTATCCAATACGCCCAGGTCCTCGCCTGCCTGCTGCCATAATGCAATGCCGCGGCCGCGTCTGCCCGGTACCGTCGGGATAACGTACTCTTTGCCCTCTTCTCCCAGCCAGGAAAGTTCTGCGCCGTGTAGGCCTACCTCTCCGCCGTTTGCGTGTCCGGCAATGGATACCGAAACGGAAGACCCGTTGCTGTGCGTGCTCAGGCTTGCTGTTGGGTTCGTGATATGGTAATCAACAGTTACATTTACAGAAGCCCTTGCAGAATACGGGGAATTAAACGCCGCCTGCAGTTCACTTCCTACCTGGCTGTAAACAGCCGCTATGTTGTCGCTGGCTTTCTCTATGGTCACATCCGCGCTGCCATTGGTCTGCATTGTGTTGGAAAATGTATTATCCAGCTCAGTCTGTGCAGAAGTGGCTGCCGGTGTTGCGTCCGTGCTGCCTGCTTCAACAGTCACATTGGTGGTCATTGTGGTGTCTGTGGTGCTGCTTTCGCTGCTCAGGGCTGCCTGCGCTGCCTGCTCCACCGGCGTTGTGTCCGTGGATCCGGCCGTCGTGGTCACGTTTACCTGTTTTTCGACAGTTGTGTCCTCGCTGCCGCTTGCCGTGCTCTGCTCCACTGCTGCCTCAATGCCGCTTGTGTCTACCTGTACCAGATCGGACGGTATGGTCACGGTTGCCCCGGATTCTACAGAAATACCGGCACCGCTCAGGGTTCCTGTTTCCATTCCCAGGGCTGCCTCTATCTGTGCCATAGCCGTCTCAGAGTCAACCTGTACGTTTGCCAGGTCAACCTTTACGCCGTCAGCGGTAACAGAAAACTCTGCGCCCTCTGCGGTCAGCGCGGACATGGCCTGGTCAATGGCCGTTTTGGCTGCGTCTCCGTCAACCTCTGCGGTCAGGTTATCCATGGAAATTTTCAGCTCATCCCCTGCGTGGATAATGTACGGGCTTTCAATACCGTTTTCCTCCGCTATTGTCTGCCAGTCAATTCCCAGGGCGTTGCCGATCTCCCATAAGCAATCCCCGGCTTTTACCTTGATGGTCGCTCCCTCTGCGGTTACGTCCTCAGTTTCGGCCAGGTCTCCCAGTTTTTCGTTCAGGCTGGACACCCACGCGTCTTTGTCAATGTCTACACCATCAACCTCCGCTTTCAAGTCTCCCAGTTCCACCGGTTCGTCAGTAACAGAAGCTGTTGCACGCTTCCAGGCTGCAGAAAATTCCTCTCCCAGCTGTCCGTTTGCGTCCATCTGGCTTACTGCGTCAATCAGGGCCTTGTCTCCGGAATCTGCAATGCTCTTGGCGTATACGTCCCAGGCTGCGCTTGTATCTCCGGAAGCTGCTCCGATTGCCATTGTCTCGTTGAACTTGTCCATGATCTGCTTTGGCACATCCTGTCCAACCTTTACATATTCATCCACCAGGCCGCGCATGGAGTCTGCGTCCGGTTTCATGGCCTCCCACACTTTTTCAAGTGCGTTCTGGTCGCCGCTCTGCAGCCATTTCCAGCCACCGCCCTGCTGCGCATAATCTACGCCGAACGTGTTCAGGTGGTCGTAAAGGCTCTGAACATCATTGTTTTTCAGGTAGTTCTTTAAATAGTCAACCTCATTTCCCATGCTTTTCTGTGTCTTGCCCTGGTTCGTGGCGATCAGGTCGCCATAAGTACCGCTTAGGGTGTTGTTTTCAAAATTCAAGCTGGTCATAAGGTCATTAGCTTTTTGGTTTCTGATCTCCTGGTTTGCCAGGTCTTTGTAATGCTCATTCTGCCGTGCGGTTATCCTTCCGGAAGCCTCTGCGGCATTTAAGTAGGAGTAAAATTCTGTTGCCAGCGCCTGGGTTTCTTCTGCTGCGGTCTCTCTCTGTCCTGCCAGGGCTTCCACTACCGAAGTAAAGGAATCTGCAGTTAAATCCTTACCACTCTGGCTGCCATATTCCTGGTTTATCCAGTCCAGCTGTGCCTGCGCTTCTGCCTGCTTCCATTTGCTGGTTATGCTGTTCATTTTGTTCTGCAGCTCAGCTACCGCCTGCGCTTCGTCAACGTCAATAATTCCGTCTTTCAGTGCTTCCTCCACGGCTGTTTTCAGGTCATTGGACAGGTTTGTCAGTTCCAAATGGTCTGCACGCGCCCACTCCTCAATGCTGCTTGCCAGGCTTTCGCCCTCCTCGGTACCTCCCAGGAATGTCTGCACGCTGATATGTGCTGCAAATGTCCGGCTTTCCAGCTCGGAAATTTTACTTTCCACAAAGGTTGTCACATTGTCCTTGTACTCCTGCTGTTCGTCAGCTGTCAGCTCAATGCCGACGCTGCTTTTCCAGGTCAGTGCCTGGTTTGCCTGCAGTGCCTCTTCGGCTTTCTGTCTCAGCTGATCTGCTCCCTTAAACTCGTTCAAGGCCAAATCAACATTTACAAGGTATTTTGCATTTAAAATTCCAGAGGCTGCCTCTTCCGCCTGCTTTGCCGTCAGCTCAATGCTGCCGAAATGGTCCGCCAGGCTGTTGTTGATCTGCTTCTGGTTATAGTTATCAATGGCCACTCCAATAGCAACCACGGCTGCTGTAATCGCTGCCGCTGCAATGCCAAATTTTGCGGCCGTCGGAATCATCCCGCCCAGGTCACTCACAAAAGCACCAACAGACGGGGCCGTCTGTGCTGCCAGCCCTATGTTTTTAATGGCACTTCCAATAGGCGACAGTGCTTTTACCACGTTGCCTGCGTTGCCAATCAGGCTTGTGGCTCCCTTAGCAATTACACCTGCACTCAGCCAGGAAGTTAAACCGGCTTTTTCTCCGCCCGGCATAATCTTTGCAGCTTCTCCAAACAAATTGCTCAGGCCTTTGGATAACAGGTGTTTGCCCTTGCTTCCGGCCCATTTTGTAAATGGCTCAGCGATCAGTGTGTCCCATGCAATATCAACCTTCCCGAAAAGGTCGGCGTTCTGCCACTCTTCGGAATTGGTCATACTTTTCACGGTTCTCTTGACTCCCTCTGCTTTGCCGTCAACAAAATCCATCAGGCTTGTGAGGGCTGCTGTGGCTGCCGGTGTTGCGTCTGTAATCGCGTCCACAACTCCACGGATGTACGGCGTCAGTCTCTTGCCGAAACTGTTCTGTACGCCCTCAACAGCGGACTGCATAAGGGTCATGGATCCCTCTAGGTTATCCAGCATAGTGTCTGACATGTCCTGCGCTGCTCCGTCTGCATTATAAATTGCGTCGCTCAGCTTGTTATAATCTTCCTCGGAAGCATTGATAATTGCCAACATTCCGGCCATTGCTTCTTTGCCAAAAATAGTGCTGGCTGCTGCTGTCTGTTCGGTCTCAGAAAGTCCTCCCAGGCTGCCGCGCAAATTGTCCATAACACCTTTCAGTGTTTTCATGTTTCCAGAGCTGTCCGTCAGGCTAATACCGTATTTTTCCATAGCTGTTGCCATGGAATCGGTAGGTGCTGCCATGTTGGCCAGGGATGTTTTCAGTGCAGTACCGGCCATACTTCCCTTGATGGAACTGTTGGCCATCAAGCCCAGTGCCAGGGATGTATCTTCAACGCTGTACTTCATGGCTCCGGCTACGGGCGCAACGTATTTGAACGATTCTCCCAACATGCCAACATTTGTGTTTGCACTTGCGCTGGCTTTTGCCAGTACATCCGCAAAATGTCCGGAATCACTTGCCTTTAGGCCGAACGCGGTCAGCGCGTCGGTTACAATATCGGAAGTGGATCCCAGGCTCTCGCCGCTGGCTGCTGCCAGGTTCATAATACCGGAAATACCGGAGATCATTTGCTCCGGCTGCCAGCCTGCCATGGCCATGTAATTAAATGCCTCAGCTGCTTCTGTTGCTGTAAACTTGGTCGTTGCTCCCATTTCCTGGGCTTTTGCTGTCAGGTCCTCAAACGCCTGCCCTGTTGCTCCGGAAATAGCCCCGACCTGGCTCATCATGCTTTCAAAATTCTTATAAGTGTTTACCGTATCGCCCAGGCCTACACTGATACCCAGTGCCGCGCCTGCCTGTGTCAGCGGGTTCTTTGCAGCGTTTATTATTGCCGTCAGAGGTGCCGTTGCTGCATCCACAACGCTCACTGTTGCTGTCCAGACGCTACCGTCCCAGGCTGCCGCTTTATCCCGCACGCTATCAATAACCGGGCTTGCGTTGTCGTCTGCTCCCAGCTGCGCGGATCCGGAACTTCCAGAAAAATTCTCAACAGCGTCCTCCGCCGCTCTTACGATCGGGGTGGCGTTATCATCCGCCCCCAGCTCTGCTGTGGCGCTCGTACCGTCCAACATTTCCGCGGCGTCCTCCGCTGCTCGTATTGCCTGGGTGGCGTTGTCGTCTGCTGTTAGCTCTACGGTTGCCACATCCCCATCCAGGGACGCCAGCGCGTCGCCCGCGTCCCTTATCTCCATGGTGGCGCTATCATCCGCGCTTAACCCCACAACCGCCTCATTGCCATTCAGGGCGGTCAGTGAGTCGCCCACGTCGTCAATAATTCCGGTTGCGTTATTGTCTACTCCCACTTCAACGTCCGAGGCAGTGCCGTCCAGGGTTGCTGCCTGGTCTGCTACGTCGCTCAGGGTTCCTGTGGCTGCATTGTTCACGCCTACGTCAACGCTTGGGCTTACACCGTCCAGGGATTCCGCCTGGTCAGATACACGGCTCAGTCCCTGGCTTGCGTTGTCGTCTAACTCGATATCAATATTGTGCGCTCTTTCCAACCGATCAAGGCGACGCTGTGTGCGGTCCCACGCACGTTCAAACGCCGTCAGGTTTCTTGTGGCCGACTGCACACCAGCACCGGTGCGGTCAACCGCTTCTATCGGAATTTCAATAGTCAATGTTTCGGCCACTTTTACTCACCGCCCTCCTCAGTGCCGTCTTTTGCTTTCTGCTCAGCTATCAGCTGTATTTTCATACTTTCCAGCATGAGCACCTGCGCCCAGTCTGGTTTGCTCAAAAACTCGTCAAATGGGATATGATGCCGTTGGAAAATAATGTGCATAAGCGTTGTTTTGCCGCCGGCTTCGATTAGTTTTTTGCTACATCCTCCATAGTCGGCTGATATCCGGAAATCTCGTCAAGTTTGGCCAGGATCTCGTCTTTCTCGCCGGATTTCAGAACCACCTCAACCAGGTCAGTGCCGTTCAGCACGTTCAGGTTCTTCCATGCGTCACGGTTATCCCAAATCTTGTCACGATCTTCCTCAACGGTTGCCTCATAGATCAGCTGTGCGCGGTATCTGGCAGCGTCAACACTCTCTGCCACTCTTGTACCCAGCTGCTTGTTACGCTTGTAGTTTGTGTTATCTTTCTTGCACTTCAAATATTCATCTTCACCCATAGGGCGGATACGGAAAGACAGCACAACAGCGCCGTTTCTCTTAATTTCAATCGGTACTGCTTCCTCTGCGTCTGTCTTGTATGCGGCGGCTGCCATAAGTCCGCCCAGGATGTCATTTTCGTACTTTCTCACTGTTGCTTTCTTCTCGTCCTCAGTCATTTCAACAGCTGCCTCATTTTCTAAATTCACATTCTTAGTTGCCATGTTCTCAAATCCTCCTGGTTTATTTTAAAAATGCCGCGAGGCTATTCCCCGCGGCTCTGTCTGTGTAGTTATGTTGTTATATTGCTTTAGGCTCTCAGCTTGCCCTGCTGGTTTACTGCGCCGTTTACGAACAGACTCCACTGTCTCTTAATCAGGTCGCCCACTGTTACGTTCTGCAGGTCAATGTTTCCAGACGGTACACAATCGTTGTATACCAGTCTTTCCTCGGAACCGTTGCGGCCCTTAATAACGCCCTGGAAGTTCCAGGACGGCATTTCTCCGGACTTCATGCCTGCCAGCAGATCTGTAATAAACTCCCCGTCCTCTACCACGATTTCGGTAAAGGTAAGTGTCTGGCCATAGCTGGTAAAGATCTCATGCTCCTGCGGGTCTCCCAGCGGCTGGAACTTGGTATTTGTAACATTGACCTGCGCCTGGTAGGTCTCCATAGTAGCCAGCAGCTTGCCCTTTGCGTTGTACAGTGCTCCGTTTTTTCCGGTCAGCACTTTCTTGGCGTTAGCAACCGCCTGTGTGTTAATAATACTCATTGTCCTTTATCTCCTTTCTTTACTCAGAATCTTCCTCAGCTGCAAAACGGAAGCGGAATGTCAGGTAAATAGTTTCAATGCTGTCAAGGTCGTCAACAGCAATAATGAACCATGCAGAGTCTCCCTGCGCCGGATTTCCCTCGTCCTCAATTACAGTACCGGACAGAAGCTTCTTTTCTCCTACCATAGCGTCAACAACTCGCTGTGCGGCTGCGATAACAGCTGCGCGGCCGTCAGGGTCGTTGTCCACCTGGCCGATCAGGACCTCAGTAGTCTGTTCAACACGGTCCATAAGTTCAAAACGCTCTTTCACGCGGCGGATTTTCTTCCAACCTGCATCCTGGTCTTTACTCAGGGTTACAAGAGTGTTGATCGCCTTTTCAATCCATACCTGCTTGCTCTTGCTGGTAGAAAGTACAATACAGCCGGATTTCAGGGCTTTCTTAATGGTTCCACTGTTCAGGGTTTCTTTCAGCTTCGCTGCTCCGCTGATCACGGTATGAGTCAGGGAAGCATTGGAAGCTCCTGCACAAATCAGGCCACCGATTCTTGCCGCCAGCATATAACCCTCATACTCAACGCCGTCTGTGCCAATGTACGGATTCAGTACATAGTGGATTTTTTCGTCATTGAATGCTGCTGCGTGCTGCATACGGGTTTCAATCTCCACGGAGCTAGGCTCTGCCACGGTCGCCATGGTATATGCTCCCTCCTGGAACACTCTGGCAACGTGAGTTGCAATCAGTGTATGGACTGCTGCGTCGTTGGTGTCAACGATGATCATGTCTCTCACTTCTGCCTCACTTGCGTTTGCAGCTTCTCCGTATGCTGCGGTGTTTACTGTCGGGTTTGTACCAGCAGTAAAGGCTTTCTGTGTAACATCTGCCAGAGTGCCGTTTCCTGGAGCTTTCTTTGTAGCTTTCACGTACTTGCTGTTTGCAAATGCGGTCACAATTCCGTCAACCTCTGTTTTTCCGGCTGCAAAGGTTACTTTTTCAAGGGCTTTTGTTCCCTCGTAGATGGTTGCCTCTTTTGCTGTTTCATCATCCAGGGAAGCCTTTACGGTAATGGTAAATGCTCTGTTTCCAGGATAAAGTGCTGTAAGCACAACAGCATCAACAGCAGCGCTGGCTGTGGTATCTTTCAGAGTAATTGTTGCCGGCGTTCCGCCAGTTCCAACACGTACCACAACGCACTCCTCCATGCCTCCGGCCATAAATGCTGTGATAGCATCATATCCGGAACCCGCACCGATAACGTTGGAAACATCAGTGCTCTGGTCAATCGTGACCGGTGTGTTTAATGCTCCCCAGTTACCTGTTACAAGTGCGCAACCGACGCCAGATCTGGCTCCGGCTGCTTCTACTCCGCCCGCGTTCTCATAGCGCTTGTATACGCCAGGGCGTTCTTTCTTCTCTCCTACAACAAAAAATCCGCTCATTAGTTTTTAACCTCCTTGTTGGCAAATTTCTTTACAAGCTCCTCAGCTTCCGCTTTGGTCGCTTCTTTCTTTCCGGCTACTGCAAAGGCAGCGCGCACAATGTCCGGGCTGTATTTGCCCTCAAACACTTTTGCAGCTGCTCTGGCGTATTCCTCGGCAGTGTAGACCGGTGCTGTGGGCTTCTCAGCCGCCTCATTTTCGGCTTTTACGGACTCAGCCCTGGAATTGTCCGCCTGCACCTGTTCAGCCGTTTCTGTGGCTTCTGTGGGCTTCTTGGTTGTTGCCATTTCTTCGTCCTCCTTATTTGTTGAAATAGGTTTCTTTCAGCGGGTGGGAATACTCACTGAAATTCTCAGTTGCATACTGCCCTTTGATGGTTATCTGCCCCCTGGTCAGGTAGTCGGCGGCATTATCAACCGCCAATTCGTCAAAAAGCAGCGGTGCACCGTCCAGGAGGATAATTTCTCCCAGTCTGGCCAGGGTGTCGTATAGATACCGTGTCCAGCTGTTCCTTGCCTCCGGCGTTGGTGCGATCACATGTATGGCCATGCTGCACTCCATCCATGTGAGTGCGCATGTCTGGCGTTTCTTTTTCGTCCCGGAAATGCGCACATAAATAGCCGGGTGGAAGTCACTCGGCTCATAAAAACTTTCAATATGGTCTTTGTTGATCACAAGGGCGTCTGTTTCCCAGCGTTTCAAAAATTCCTGCATTGCAAGTGCCGGATCCGGTGCCTGTGTGATCTGCTGTGGGAATGCAATCAGCAAAAATGTAAGCGAACACCCGTTTACTAGGGTGTTAGGGTTCTGGCTGTCATTCATTTCAAACAGCTCCGTTCTGGCCCAGGTAATACAATAGGCTCCATCATCCGCCTGCATTACCACGTCGCAAAGCGCTATGCGCACCAGCGGCGCCAACTCCTCCGGTGGCTTGCCTGTGTCGTCGCTGTATACGTTCACGCTTACCATGCCGCTGCTGTGCCGTTCCGGGTCTGCTGTCATGTCTACCAGATAATCAGCGCGGGGGTACTGGCTCACTCCCCACCCCTGGGCTTTGTCGTCCGGTGCTTTCTGTAAAAACACCGCCGGAACGCCCTCATACTTTGCCAGGCTCTCTGCCAGTTCTTTCTCCTGAACAAGCCTGGTATAGATCAGTTCTTCCAGAGTCATGCTGTCACGCCGTCACTTTCATTTGCTGCGGGTACAATGTCCTGTACGGCCTGCATGTCCTCCGTCCAGGTTCCCTGCCATTCCCCGCCAGCCACTTCACTTGCCAGCATTACAAAGTGGTTTGAAACATTCCCTATGCCAGTGTGGTAAAGCACAACGAGCTCATTGCTGGTTATCCCAACAACAAGCCCGTTTCTGTACTCGTCCCATGTTTTATGCTTTGCCCTTATCAGGTCGCCTTTGTGCACCTGCTCACTGTCAAAAACAGGTGCCGCTCTGTCTTTTATCAATGCCATGCTGGCACCTCCTTACACGTTGTACGGTGCTCCGAAAATGCTTTTGATTTCGGGTTCCGCTTTCTGCTTAATCTTTTCCACGTATGGCCTTGCCGCCATTTTGCTTGTGCCATGTTCCAGGTACCCTGCATAATGAGTGTCTGTCTCAATGGCCACTTTTACGGATAAAGCCCCGCCGGAGGATCCTGCCACCGGTCTGAAGCTGCTCCGCAATTTTCCACTGCGCACTGCTGGCGGTTCGCCCGGTGCAGACGCCGTGTAACTGCTCTTTTTAAATGATTTCTTGTAGCTCCTGCCGCCTCGTTGCCCTCTCAGCACTTGCAGCTCCGCATTTTTCAGCGCCCTGCTGCCTCTTGTGGCTCTGGATTTCATTTCCTGGCCGATAGCGGTCACTTTCTTTGCTACTTCAACGCTTATATCAGGCACGCTCATACGTCTGCCCTCTCTTCCACGTAATAGATGGTATACAGTCCCAGCTGCCCCGGTTCGTCAACGCCCTGCACATAAAACTTGCGGTTTCCGCATGTCAGCTGGTCCGTTTCCACCGCTTTCGGGTGTCCCCGGTCCACAATCGTGTGTGTGATCGGGTGCTGTATCTGTTCCCATCTGGCTTTTTCCTGCGGTGTTGCCTGGGCCAGAACGGCATGTATCACGACGCTGTGATCGCTGTCATATTTTTTTACAGGGCGGCCTTTCCCATCTACGCCGCTGGTGCATTTTGCTACAAAAAAATCTTTGTACAAATTACCTGGTCTTAAATAAAAGATCGCGCTCGCCCCCTCCGTCTTTTGCGTACACATTATCGTGCATACCACCATAAAAATAATGGCCTCCGTCTGCGCCCGATTCCGGAGAAGCTTTTCCGGCCGTTGGTACCGTGTCGGCTCCACACTCTTTTTTCAGCTGCTCGTACTGCTTCCGCCAAAACTCTGCGCGTGCCTGCATTTCCAACTTTAACGGCCCCACTGTCGTGTTTACTTCCATGCCAAACCGTCGCATAATGCTTTCCAGTGCTGCCAGTTTGGCACGCTTCCACGTTTTCTTTGCCGCAATGATGGCCGTGTATTCTTCATTGCTCAGCGCGCTGGTTTCCTCTGCTCCCTCGACCATGGTGTCGCCCAGTTCGAAGCGCATACGGTCAACGCCCTGCTCTCCTATCTTCTCCGGATTGTAGGTATACGTTTTTTTCATGCGGCATTACCTTACCCTTCTGCCGGTGTTTCGGCCGCTTCCGGGTGTTCTGCTGGCTCCGGCGTTTCTGATACTTCCTGGCTTTCTGCTGGCAAGTTCTCTGTTTTTGCCTGGTCATTCGTCAAGATTGCCTTATCATCCAACAAAAGCTCCTCTGCCTGGCTTTTTGCAGCTCTCTTTACTGTGACACGAGAATCTGTTGCATGAAGTACAACTAAAATATTCTCACTTTTCACATCTTTAATGGCTTTTGCAGCCTCGTCTGCGTTCATCTGCATAATGGCAAAAACCTGCTGCATATCTCCCTCAGTCAGCGGCACGCTCATAACCTGGGCTGTGTCTCCGTCGATCTCCTGTATTACCGGAACGGAAAAAGTAACTTCCTCCCCTGTTTCCACCTGCACAAGCTCAGCAACGGGAAACTCTGTGGCTCCCGTTACCTCAGCAATGCAGCCAGTGCGTAACAATGCACGCTCTCTGGTAGGGAGGATGTGTCCGTCCCGGATCAGTTCTCCCGGCTTGTAATTGTTGCCGAGTAGTGTGATCGGCTTTACGCATACATAGCTCATAACATCCTCCTTTCAGGCATTACACACAATCAGTAAAGTATGTTGCCAGATCGTCGGCCGTCTTTCTCATGTCGGTGCTCATAAGTCCCTCAATGAACTCGCTGTGTGTTCCGTTCTCTCCCTCGTACTGATCCATAGCAGTATAGGAACCATTTCCCAGCATATCCCATGTGAAGATATAGCCAGCGGATGGCTCGTCTATCTGCGGGGTGTTAGTTGCATAGCACATCAGGGCTGCGTTGCTGTCGCAAATAAACTGCATGTCAGCCTCTTCTCCTGGTTTCGCCCCATTGTATGTGGATTCCAGTACCTTAACCTGCTCAAATCCAAGTAACTGGGCCAGAACCTGCTGTGTTACGATAGCCGGGTTTGCAGTGGATCCGGTGTACTTCACACGCTCAACAATGTCAGGATGCTCTTTCAGTGCCAGGTATGCGTCATATCCCAGGGCTAAACGGTTAGGCTGGCGGCGGCCTCTGCGCTTAATATCGCGGCGGCGCTCGTCAAAGAAGTGTACCGGATCGAAGTTGGCATCATTGAATTTCAGGAATTTCTTACCAGTTGGGTTGCTGTCTGTTCCCTGCCATTCGTCTCCCCATACTCCACTGTGGAAAAATCCCTTTGCGAAAAGGATATCAAGGTGCAGGCTCATCTGCTCGTTAGCAAAACGAACCTTGGCGCGGCGTGGATCCTGTACACCCGGCGCATGGCTGCGCTGGTAGTTCAGTGCTGCGATCTGGTCAATGCCGACAATAACCTGGTCAACCTTGCAGCCATACTGGTTTTCTCCTGTTCCCATGATGGCCGGATTAACTTTTCCGAATGCCGGTTTGCGGGCTACGTTGTCCCTTGCAAGATCTCCCTTGTCGAATGTGTAGTAAAATCCGGAGCTAGTAGCTACCGGGCAAATCGGGAAAATGGACGGCGCCACCCAGTCGCCAGGCTGTGTGAAATATGCCTGGGACATATTAGTCAGGTACTGGTTTGGCTTCCATCCTTTTGCAATTTCTGCCGCAATCCCTGCGTTAGTGCTCATTACATTTCTGCTCATAGTCTTTTATTCCTCCTGTTTATTATTCTGCCGGCTTGTAGCCTGCTTTTACGATCTGTACAGCAATACGCTGATCTGCTTTGGTTGCTGCTTCCAGTGCAATGCCAACGATAAAGGACTTTGCTGTTGCCTTTACTGCCTTGCCGCCTGCTCCGACTGCCAGCTCGTCGCCGTATGCTACGGCTGCGCCAGCTGTCCATGCGCCAATGTCCTTGATCTGCACGTCCAGGTCGTCGCCCACTGTTACCTTGTCGTCGCATCCAGGCATTACAATACCGATTGCGTTCTTGCCTGCAGTTGCTACTTTTCCATCAGCGCCAACTGCTAAAAAAGCCGGTGCCGGAATCTCTTCCCCTGCTTTTACCACAATTACCGCGCTGTCATTGATAGTTGTTCCGTAATAGCTCATGTTCTCTGCCTCCTTATCGTCTTGTTGCCTCATACTCATGTACAAGGTCAGGGTTCTGTACACATGCAGCGTCAATGGATTCTGCATAGCTCAGGGCGGCGTTGCTCTTGCGGATTTCTTCCGCTTTCTTTTCGATCTGGCTCCATGCGTCAGTGCCTCCTGTGGCTCCTACGCCTCTTTTGCCAACTTCTCCGAAAAGTCCAGATTTTTCTACCGCTGCCACTGCTCCGTCAAGTACGCCGATCATGTCGTCGTATGCAGTGCCGCCTGCTGCCTGCAGTGCCTTTAATGTCGGGACCAGTTCTTCCGGTTTCTTGCCGATGATCTCGTACTTCTTCGCAACGTTGTAAAGTTTTTCCTCCTGCGCTGCGTCTGCCTGTTTTCTCAGTGCGATCAGTTCAGCTGCCACTAACGGGTGCAGGCCCTTGTAAATATCTTCGCCAGCTGCCTGCTGTCCTGTTGCTCCCTGTGCGCCCTCAGCGGCCGCTCCTGGGGTTTCTACTACTCCGGTGCCAGCTGCCTTGCCTACGCCCTCCGGCGCTGCTCCTGCGCCTGCTCCTGCGCCCTCAGCTCCATCCTCAACACCATAGCGCTTTTTAAGTTCTTCAAACGCCATGCGGTCTGTTGCTGTCATGTTTGCCTCGTTGAATTTCATGTCAGTTTCTCCTCCTATAAATTTCTTTGTTTTGGTTTTTCCGTTATCTTCCGGCGGTGTCTCCCCGCCCTCCTGTTCAGGATCCTCTGTTTCCGGCGGCTGCGGTTTGCCTGTCGCCTTTTCAATCATCCCTCCCAGGCGGTCAACGGTTTCCTGCATGTGCTCTACGCTCACGGCACCAGCTGTTTTTACAATCTGTGCCGTTTTACCTGCGCCCCAGGAAGTAACCAGGCCCTTGATGGCCACGTCAAACTCGTCAATGCTCTGGTTCATCAGTGCGGCCTTGTCCGTTACTTCTTCGTCCCGGATAATGCTGCACAAGCTGTTTTCCAGTGCAAAACACACATCCCAAATTTCATCAGTAATGCGGCGGAGCTTGCGTTCTTCCATCTTGTCATTGAATGTATCTGCTTTTTCAATGTCGGCCACTGCGCTGTCAATGTCTGCCTGGTCCAGCTTCAACGCCTTGCCAATGGCAGAAAAGAACTTGTGCAGGCCGCTTTTTGCTGGTGCCTGTTCCGGATTCTGGCCCGTCGGCTGTTCTTCCGGTTTCCCGCCGTTTCTCTTATACAGGGCAACGTGCGCGTGCTGGTTTGCGCCAGCATCCACCAGGCTAACCTCTGTTACTTCCAGGTCTTTCAGCTTTGTCTTTGCCACTTGACCGTGTCCTCCTCTCTAAATTTTTATAAACAAAAAACACCAGTTTCCCGGTGTTCCTGCTTATCACTCTGCTGCGGCTCCGTCGTCGTCCTCAACTTCTTCCCGGATCGCGGTTCCGCCAATGGAGAACATGCTGTATTCTCCACTTTTTACTTTCTCCCATACGTCATCATCAGTGACGCGGAAGCCAATCCACCAACCAACCGGCAAGGTGCCGGCGGCCAGTCCCATTGCTGCCTGCTTTTCCTCAGTCAGCACAACGCTTTCCACCATGACTGCGGTTCCTGTTCTTTCGTGCATTTCCCCGCCGTCTCGGTACAGCTCTGCGAATTTATAAGCTGCGGCTTCCAGGGTTTCCGGGTCGATCATGTCCTCCTGCAGGTCAACAACCTCATTGCCGCCCACATCTACGGACACATTGGCCCACCCAAATACAAGCCGCTTGTCCTCGTCTACTTTTTGAACCTTAAAGCGCCCCTTTTTCTCAACCGGCTGCGCCCGGCTCTTAATAATGTCACTGAAAGTCTGCATTTTCTCCTCCTTTTAGGCATGAAAAAAGCGCCTGGGTTCTTCCAGACGCTCTGCGTTAAATGGCATTTCTGCACATTATTGTTGATTTTCTGCACGTTTTCCGCGTTTTTGTCACGCTTTACGCTCAAAAATGTACGTTTTTGATTTTAAGTGTCCGTGCGGTGTCCTTTTCGCCTGTTCTCTTCCATCTCCCAGGCTCCAATTTCTGCCACGCGGCTGTTTGGCCAGTTCTTCCGGTACCAGAAATGCAGATCTGCTGTATTCTGGCAGCACTCAGCAATGTCCTTGCCCTGCGCGATCCACTTCCAGGTTTCTTTCCGGAATGTCTTAATATCCAGTGCAGAAAATTTATAGGTGCCGCCTCTGGCACCCATTACACTGTCATTACATTCAAACTCAAAATAGTCCCCGGTGTCCTTGATCACTTTTCCGGTCAAGGCCCATATACCGGAATCAGGTACCGCAAAATGCAGGCGCCCGTCCCGTGGATCCACAATAGGCTGTACGGCCACATTAAACATGCCAGGCATGTGCGGCTGTTCAAACCAGTATGCTTTTCTATAATCCATTACAGTTCACTCCCTACGGTTATAAATTTTTCAATATCAATGCCGTTAATGTCCATTATACCCCGTGCTCGAAGTTCACTCAACAGGTGCTGCCTTTCATATCTGCTATTGCACATGATTTCTGTAAAATATCGGCTGTCTATTCCGTTTCGGAACATAATTTCATTACTTCCAGCAAAACTGCTTTCCATGTTCTTGACAAACTGTTCAGGGCTTGCCCCGTATTTACTTATATCTGCAACTTTTCCAAACTTATCCCCACCAAAAGAGTAATAGTCTGTACGTTCCAGGACTGCGGTACTCATTTTTATCTGGTAGTCTCCCGCTACACTGGCGTTGGAAAACTTTCGCTTTGCTTTCTGTGCGCTTCCGGTCACAAGTCTGGTAAACGCGTTATCGGCTCCGCCCGTTCCCATATCAGAGTACATGCTGGCACCAGCTGGCTGCTGTATGCCCTGCTTGATTCTGCTCATGGTGGACGAAATTCCGCCGCTTTGCAAAATTTTTATAACGTCGCCCTCTCTGGAAACGCTATGGTAAACATACTTTGCACCGGCCTTTTCCAGGTCCTTTGCAAGTCCAGGCACCACATAGGTTATATAGCCGTTGTATTCGCTCTGGAGCTTCATACTGGCCAGCTGCACCACATTGATATTTTCCTGGGCGATTATCTCGTCCAGTTTGCTTACCAGTCTGCTGCCTGCCAGGTCTTTCAGTTCGTCCACACGGCCAGGGGCTTGCGACCACACAAGCCTTGCCTTTTTCAGGGTTTCCTCTGCTGCTGCCGTTGGCGTCCTGGCTACTTCGTCCAGGCCTACCTTTTTCAGCAGCTCCGTGGCTTTTTTGGCGTCCGCTATGCCGTCCCCGCTGCTTCGAACACGGATTCTAAAATACCCGTCCCAGGAATGCAGGCTTTGGCCGCTGTACAATTCAAAGGACGCATACTTTGGATCATAGGAATCCAGGTAGGTAACAACCCCGTGTATGTTTGCTTGGGTTTCAACCAGTGTGTTGCTGGTCCATGCTCTTGCCGTCGGGGCCGTGGTTTCAAAGCTCATGTTGATACGCTGCGCTGGGACCGTCGGGTTTGCCCCGTCCATCCTCTGCAGCACATCATCCCAGGCGCTAGACCTCAGCTTTCCGGTAATCTCATAGTGCACGTCTCCGTCTATGATCATACGGCGGGCGCTCAGGTTCATGCCCTCAACCTTGTCCGCGTCGCTCCATACCGCCTGCCCCTGCTTCGGTCCTGGGTGTATGTTTCCAAAATCTGTAAACACATCCTCTGCCGTTTTGGTTCCCGGTGGAAGGTGCCCGGTGTTGGTTGCTTTAGGCGGCTGCGGCGTTGCCTTGGCATTTCTGGCCGCCTGGTTCGCTGCCAGCCGGTCGCGTACATCCTTGCTGCACTGTTTGGCTTTTACCGGGTCGCTCAGGCTATCAATGAGCTGCTGCTTATTCATGTTGTTGCAGTACGCAATGTTTTGTGCCTTGGCCATCTGCAGCAGATCAGCCTTTCCCATCTTTTTCAGGGCTGCCGCGTCATGCGTGGCCGCCTGGATGGTCTTGGCCGTGTTCTGTGCTTCGTCCGCCCACACAAAAGCTGCCTGTTTTTTACCGGTTCGCTGGGTCAACAGGTCCGTGTAAAATGTCCGGTATGTTTCCCGGAGGTTCTGCTTTCGCTCCACAATGGCATCCAGCAGCTGCTCTGCGTCCTTTCCCTTACCTTTCAGGCTTTCGGCATAGTCCCGGAATATCTCTCTATATTCTTTGTCAGGTATTGCCTCGACCCGTTTTATATATGCCAGGGTGTCCTGCGGGTTTAGGTCCAGCTCATTGTTGGCATACTTCCGGAAAACAGTGTTGTACAGCGGCTCTGTTTCGCCATACTTGCTGTTTGGATGGTATGCGTATGTCATTTTTTCGCTGGCTTTGTCGGTAATGTACCGGAAAGACTGTTCTTTGTCTACACCGATCAGCCGTCCGTTGGTATCTGTTACAAAATTGCCGCCGTGGCTGTCATAGTTTCCCAGCAGCCAGTCTGTAACATGTTCCCGCTGTATCTGCTGTACCTGGTCAGCTGTCAGGCCTTTGGTGCCATACTGCTGCCACGCCTTAAAGTCGAACCCGTTCGGGTCCACGTCAATTTTCTGCTGGTATGCGCCAAACTGGCCGCCTATGTTTCCGGTGCCGACCTTGATGGCCGTGTCCGGATCCACAATGCCCTGTACCTTGTAACCAGCTTCCTGCACATAGGCCCGGAACTCTTCCGGTGTGCCGCTTTTGGACTGCGCCGGTTTGAAAAGCCATTCCGTGCCGCTGCCGTCCTCGCACAAGTGCATTTCTCCGGTACCTCCCAGGTGCGCCAGACCTTTGTCTTTCATTCCCTGCGGCATTTGCAAGCTACCAGGGACGGACGGTGTTGCCGGATCCGGTATACTTGGCCCCGGTGTCTGGCTCTGTGCCGGCTGTATTACCGGCGGGGAAATCTCCCTATACTCAACCGCACACCTGCACTGCGGATGTGCCGGTGGTGTCAGCCTTTGCCCTCCAAAAAGTAATTTATTCAGCTTAAAATTAAAATTGTCGTCTATGCCTATCGTCTGCCCCTCTAGCCCGTTGCAGATATCACAAACGCCGTCGTCATAAGCTGTTGACCATACCTTTTCCACAACGCCCATAAGGCCCTGCGCCTGGGCCATCTTTACCGCTTCATACTCGCCATGCTGATATGCAAACGCCATTTCTGTCTCCGCTATCATGTTAGCACGGTACCGGTGCTGTTGCGCTGCATACTTGGCCGCTGCTTCCTGGGCTTTCTTGGCCGCTGTGGCCTCTTTCATGCCTGGATTATTCTTTAGCAAGGAATCTTTCACATGGTCGTAATAGTTCGCGTTTGCAATAGCCTGGCGCTGTGTCAGGCCTATGCACGGACGTATTGCCCTGGATAACTCCTCCGCACTCTCTCCCTTGCTGTATGCTCTGGCGATCAGAGCGCTCACTGCGTTCTTTTGCTCAGCGCTTATGTTCGTCACAAACTCCGCGCCGTGCTCTTGAACCCACTTCGTTACCCCTGGCCATGTGTGATCAAAGAAAAAACTGTCATGCTGTTCCTGCACGCCCAGGCTTGCCGTTTCCATAGCTTTAACCCATACAGGGGACAGCTTGTCGCTTACCATCTTGCTATAATCCTGCTGCCACTGTTGGAAAGTGCTTTCGCTCATGTGGCCGTTCATTATAGCCTCGCGGATTTCCTTGTAGGTAATCGCATTTTGCTGGTTGGTCCATGTGCTATGCAAAATATATGCCGGTTCAGCGGACACCGCGTTCAGGAAGCTGTTCAGCTTGTTCAGCGCATTTTGTCCGCCCTGGCTTTTCTTCTTGCCAGCCGCTTTGCGGATCCGTATCTTTTTAAATTGCATTATGGGTCCCTCCCCAGTCTTTTCCTTGCCTCCTCAACGGCCTGCATATCTTCCTCGGTCACTCCGTCAGGATCTTCCTCTCCTCCTCCGGGGTCAACCGTGCTGCTACGCTGCTGTTGCGGCTTTGCCTGCTGCCTCTGCCGCATATTTCCTGGCTTTTCTCCTCCCGGTGCCGGTACCGCCGGGGTATCATCTTCCAGACGTTCAGGCAGGTGCGCTGCTTCTCTCACATAGTCCTCTAACTGGCTGTCTGGCGTTAAAATGCCGACGCCGGTCATTTCCTTTATGTAGTTGGCCAGTTTCTCAATGTCCTCGTCCTCAATGTCTCCGTGCTCCATTCGTGGGTAATCTGTAATGCCGTTGAAGTGGTCACCGTTCAGGTTGATCAGACGAGGGATTGCCTGGTTATTAAAAACCTCACAAATAATATCAAGGTACGCGCCTATTGCCATGGAAAACAGCTCTGTCTTATCGCTGCTTAGCGCAAAGCTGCCGACGCTCTGGTGCCCCAGGAAAATAAAATCTGCCAGCACGGTCATTGCCATGCGGGTGTCATATCTCTCAATGATCGCGTTGGTATCAAACTGGCGGCGGCCTCCGGTGCTCAACAGCTGGAACTGCCAGCCGTTCGGAAGTGCCAGCCCCTCGGTACTGTCTCGGCGCACATTTTTAACAATGGCCTCCATGCCTGCGCGGATGGCTACCATGTCCGGATCATCCGTGTCCCATATGTTCATGCCCTCCGGTGCCGTCAACACCGGGAATCCTGCCAGATCTCTCTCTATACCGATTCCCTCAATCTCCTGTATGCGGCGCTTGAAGTACCAGGACCGGTATGCGTTCCTCAGTACGCTGCGCCCCTCCGGGTTGTTCTTCCGGCTCTTTGTCCGGAACAACAGAGCTTTTTCTATCGGTATCGTGTACAGACCGAAGTTTGGCGGCGGCATCTGCGTCATGCCGGTCAGGTTGTCGTTGTCGTCATACTCCCACTGATAAAGGGTTTCTTGTGCTCTAATAGGCAGCTTGGCCCATCCGATCAGCCCGTCGTCATACTTGCTGTTTAGGCGGCTGTCCCGGTTTTTGCCACAACGCCGCTTGTACACGATTTCGTGGTAGCTCCATCCGTATGTTAAAAAGGACAAGATTTCCGAAATGGTATCTGTCCAGGTGTCCTGCATGTCGTCCATGCAGCTCTCAACAAACTCTGCTGCTTCTTCGTCTGCGTTCTCCGGTCCTCCTGGCTGTATGGTCCAGCTCGTCTGCCGAATCAGCATTTCAATGGCAAACAGTATGGCGCCGATCACGTCGTCATTGTCCGCCATTTCTCTGTATGTCTCCACGCCTTTACGGCCCTGGAGTTCTTTTAAAAATTCCTCGCAAAAAAAGCCGCCATAGCGCTTTTGCCCTATGCGGCCGATTTCTCCTGCTGTGGTTGCCACTATGACAGCCCTCCTTTCCGTCCACAAATCTTATACAGCAGCTTCTGTGCTGTCTGTTGTACCTTGACCTGCACGGAGGCGTTTCTGTCCATGTTCTTGCCGTCTCCCTTGCCGGTCTTATTGTTCCGGTTGATCCGGTTCATCAGCGACAGGCTCATTATTCCCCACCTGCCTCTGCTACCTGGCCATATCCATAGTACATAATGCCTGTACCGCTCAAAATCGTCACGCTGGCCGCTTTCAGGTACAAACAGTTGCCTGCTGTCAGAACCAGGCCGTCAACTGCTGCTGGTGCGTCCCAGGCAGCTCCCACTGTTCTGATTGTTGTATCAGTCAGCGCCTGCACCGCAACAATGTGGCGGTTCTCTGCCTCTGGTTCGTACTTAGTGGCCGCTCCGGTTGCGTTGTAAAGCATACAGCCAAAACCGCCCATGCCAGCGATCATGCTTCCATTTGCAGCGTTTCTGTTTCCCATTCCCATAGCCTTGCACCTCACTTTCCTCTCCAATAACTGCTCATGCCGCCCGCTACTGCCTCAGCCGGCGGTCCTGTCTGTGATGGCTTATCCATCAAATACAAAATTCCCTGCACCAGGGCGTCAACGGTATCTTTATACACGCCCTTTGGGAACATCAGTAAATCTTTCTGTAAATCAGTAACCCATGACGCCGTGTTTGGATCCGGAAAAAATACGTTCCCAGCCTCAAAATATGGTGTCACTGAAATAGCTCTCTCTTCCTTGCTGCCGCGTGGATTGAACGGTACCAGGCCAGAGACTTCTTTCCCCAGCACATCCATAACCGCCGGGCCGTTTGCCTTGTCCTCAACAACCTTTGCCCTGGCTTTTGGCCACTTGGCTGTCATATCCCGAACCGCTTTCACAGACTGGGTAAAACTCATTTTCTCGTTTACCAGGTCAAATACATAAACGTTGGGTCCGCTCCGTCCCATCACATAACCGGCAACCTTGGCGCTGCCGTCGCTGTCTTTAAATGCCATGTCCCAGCTCTGTATGATCATATTGCAGTGCGGAGCTTGATTGTAATAATGCTGTAGCCCTGCCTTTTTGAAAATATTACCGTCTGCCGGTGCCGGCCGCTGCTGCATCTGGCCAGAATACTGTAATGAGCCCATGCTCTTTTTCAGTCCGGCCAGGGATTCCTTGTCATATCGCTGGGGGTTCAGGATGTCCCCCTCTTCCCTTATGAGCTGCTTGCCACTTTTCGGGAATGTTATTATTGTCTTTTTCTCTGCCTCAGCTGGTAAACACAAATGTTCATAGCCCAGGTTTTCTGCCAGCACGTAACCGGTCAGGTCCATCTCATGCAAGCGCTGCATAACGATAATGATCGCGCCGTTCTTCGGGTCGTTCAATCGTGTCTGCAGTGTGTTCTTAAAAAAATCTATTGTGTTTTGCCGCTCAGTCTCGCTGTTGGCCATGAGTGGGTTCTGCGGGTCGTCAACTATAATTATGTCGCCACCCTCGCCAGTCAGTGCGCCACCGACAGAGGTCGAAAACATCATACCTTGGTGGGTGTTCTTAAATTCGTTCTGTCGGTTTACGTCGTCTTTCAGCTTTACAATGTCGCCCCAGTTCTCCGTATACCACGGGGACTGTATAATATCACGGCTCAGTACGTTGTGCTTACGGCTCAGGGAATCGCTGTACGAAACTTTAATAAAACGCTTTTCTGGTGCCTGCGTCCATGTCCAGCAGGGGAAGCACACCGTTACATTTATGCTTTTCATGTGTCGGGGCGGGATGTTTATCACAAGCCGCTTTATTTCTCCGTCCTTAACAGCGTGCAGGTACTCACATATCAGGTCAATGTGCCAGTTCGGTATATACGTGGTGCCTGGCTCAATAATCGGCCAGGACTGCTGTATAAACTCCGATAGGGACCGCTCTGCCCGTTCCCTGCGAATCCCTTTTAGCAGGGTTCCTGGGTCAAACTGGCTGCTATTTATGTAGCTTTCCCAGTATTTGCTCAAGGTTTTCCAGCTCCTCGTCTGATAGGTCGGACATGTCCGGAATGCTGCCGCTCAGTTCCAGGCCGCCGCTATGCTCAACGGTTGCCTTTGCGTTCACGGCTATGCTCTCCGCACTGTCGCCGCGGCTCATTCTTTCTATCTTCACGCCGACGTCTGCCAGTCGGGCAATGTCCTGTGCAGACAATTCATTATCCGGGAGGGCTATCAGGCCACGGGTGGCTTTATTCAAAAGCTGCACGCCCAGTTTTGCGTGTAGATCGTGCATTTTCTTGATTTCCTGCTCATTCTTGAAGCGTTCCAGTTCGGTCATGTAAACATCATAGGCCGCTGCGCGTTCTACCCAGTTCCACTGCGTACTCAGCTTTTCAATGCTGCTTTTGCTTTTCATTCCCATAGCATCTGCCAGGCGTCGGATGCTTCTTTTCTCCGGTTCCCGTGCCTGGGTTCCGTATGGCATATCTCTGTACTGACAAAACTTTTGGTAATGCTGTGATTTCTCGCCCTCCTGCTGCTCCCATAGTTCAGGCGCGTCTCTCTTTGCTGCCATGCGCTGCTCCCTCCTTTCTCCGAAACATAAAAAGAACGGCCATAGCGGCCGCCCTCTCAGGTGTTACTCTTTGCCAGGGACATTGATGTCCTTAGCAGCTTCCGGCGTTTCTTCCGGATCCGGCATATTTGCCTTTATATTTTCCTCATTCAGCTGCACGTATGCGTATTCTTTGCCGTCCCTGGTACATGTCACACCAGCATTGCCGGTATAGCTTACATACCGCCGAATAATTCCATCACAATAGGTTGGGCTTAACTCTACCAGCCTGGCCTGTCTCTCGGTCATTTCCGCGCCGATCAGCGTGAAGCCAGAACCGCCAAACAGGTCCAGGATAATGTCTCCCGGATCCGAGCTGTTCAGTATCGCCCTTGTGGCCAGTTCCACGGGCTTCTGTGTCGGGTGGAACGTCGCCGTATCTCTTGCCACTTCCCAAACGGCTCCCTGCTTATCTTCCGGGTATAAGAAAACGCTTTTATCTTCCTGCAGTCTCAGGTACCGGATTTTCTTTCCCTTTGGTACCTTGTCAGAAATAAAAGCCTTGCCTCCTGCTCCGTCAGTCACAACAATGCCACCGCTCAGGGTGGTTGCCATGCCTGCATCATCCCGGAGGGTTATCTTCCAGCAGGTGTTGTTGCTGCGATCTCCGCACCACTTGGCCGTATGTCCTGCTTTCTCTGCATAAAACATAGGCTCGAAGTCTCTCAGGTAATCGGTACCGCTCAGGTTGTGGTTATTCTTCAACCATATCAAGTATTGCTTTTCCAGCAGGCCTGCGGCTGTCATGGCGTCCTCAAAGTCCCTGCGGGTATCGGTCGCATGGTAAATGTAAAATGCAGCATCTGGCTTGCTGTACTTCACGGCGTTCTTAAATGCCGGAATCAGTAATTTACCGAGGAGGTCGTCGGTCAGCTCGTCGTTGGCGATCATGCCGTTGTTTTCGATCTGCTGTTTCTGTCTCTTCCCGTTTCCTCCGCCACCATCCAGGCTTATGCCATACGGTGGATCAGTGTTCACGCACTGCGCCAGTTCATCCCCCAGCAGCTTCTGCAGGGTTTCTGGCTTGGTGCTGTCTCCACAAATCAGGCGGTGCTGCCCCAGGTGCCAAATATCTCCGGCATGGGTCATGGGAATGTTTTTCGGTGGCGGTACGGTGTCCTCTCCGTTGTTCTCCGTATCGTCCACACCTCCCAGGGCGTTGAGTAGATCTTCCAGGTCCTCCTCTGTGTAGCCACTCATTTCCAGCGGTATCTCTCCGGTGTCCATCTGCTGCAGCATATCTGCCAGTGCCGAGGTGTTCATTTCACTCAGCTCCGCCAGGCGGTTGTCTGCCATCAGATCAGCATACTCCTCTGCCTCCGAGGCATATTCCTGGTATTCAACAGGCACAACACTAGCCTGCATGGACTGTGCAGCTTCCAGACGTCCGTGACCGGTCACAACAAAGCCGCTGCGTTTGCTCACCGTAATAGGTTTCCTCCATCCCTGCCCCTTGATAATGGCAGCCAGCAGTGCGACCTGCTTAGGTGGATGGGTGTTTGGGTTTCCAGGGTTCGGAACCACTTTGCCAATAGGTACCAGCTCGTCAAAAGCACAAAAGACCTTTACACCCTCCGGCGTAACGGCCCTTGCTTCCGCTTCGGTCTGGTAGTTGGCCGCGGTGTTGAAATAGTTCTCAACCTCGTCTTTTTTCTTCTTTCTTGCCATTTCTCCAATTCCTCCACTCTATCATTTTAACATCTATGTAGTGCATTGAAAATGTCTACTTTTTGCACCGTGCAGGCACTATGCAAGTCTTATGCCATCAATGCCGAAAATCAGTGCAGACAGCGGCTTTACAGCCTTTCCCAGGTCACTGTAATAGGTGCGCTTTTCTACACAATTTTCGCGTGCAATTTCTTCTGCACTCTTCTTTTCCGGCGCGATATATGCAGCGTGCAAAATCCGGTACCGGCGCATTTCCTCTGCCTTGCCACTCTGCTCGCATGATATCCGGTACAAGTTCAGCATTTCGTCAATATGTGTCAGTATGATCAACGTGCGCTGCTGGCTCTGCTTAATGCTGCCAATATAATAATTGTCCTCGTACTCGAAGCTGTCCAGGCCGTCCAGAATGTCCAGAGCGCTCTCTTTTGCCTTGCGGCCATTAAATACTGCACCGCTCACATGCTCTTTCAGATTCCGGTAATTTGCCAGCAACAGGCGTGTGTTGTGCAGTCTCCGGCTATATCTTCCCTTTGTCTGCTCCTTTTTGCCCTCTTCCAGGCGTCTCTCTGCCGCTGCCGTGCCTGCTTCTACACCTATGCGGATAGCTTCATCAATAGCCCGCTGGCTCAGCACCTCGTACACCCCTGCCAGTGCGCCAGGCTCTCTACTGGTTCCTTTTACCTCTTCTTTCTCTTCCACGCTCTGCTCCATTACTCTCTCCATTCTGGATCAGCCTCCTCTCCTAACCATTCGTCAATACGTTTTTCCTGCGCCTCCCTCAATAAAGGGCTTAAATACATTGTCGTTTTCCAGCACATCCGTTTCAGTGCTTTCCTCAGCTGCTCACTATCTGCCAGTTTCAACATATCCTCATTTGTCTTGACCTTTTTCAGTTTTTCCTCATACATGGTATTGGCTGCGCACAACGCCCATGTGATCAGGCTCCCGGCTCCCAGCAATGCGCCGGCCACAAATGCTGCTATAACTTCCATGTCGACCTCCTCTCCGATATGTTCCCGACATTTATGTCGGTATCAATCCACATCCCAGTTTTTACTGTCCCATATTTTTATGCCATGTACCACTCTTTGAACGGTGTAACATACACCCCAGCATTTCAGCTTATTAAATGCTATCTTTTCCCACTTCCTCAGTGGCCAGATTCTTCCTTCCAGCAGCGTAACCTCAACGGTACCGCGTTCATTATCAACCATAACGCGCATCTTGCTAAATCCCAACATTCCAAAATAGCCCATAACCACACTAGCCTCTAGTGCGCAATCCATTTTTCCTATAATTCTCATGCTTTCCTGCCTGTCCGGGCGGCGTGTTTCCACGCTCGCCCATAATATTTATTGACTTATCCACACTATCCCAAATTCTTAGGGGGATAACTAAATGGGAAATCCTGCACCAAATCCCCAGCAAAATAAGGGGCCAGATTATTTTTTAAAAATACCTTGCTGCCGTGCGCCTGGGAAAATTCAAGGATGTGCTGTACCCATTCCGCTTGCGGTATCGTTTTATTTTTCTGCTGACCCGTCTCAGCTCCGACGATGATCCACGGTGGCGTTGCCTCTCCTGCTGCTCCAAACGTTCCGAAATCTTCCTGTATAGGCTCAATGCTTAAAAACCAGTTATACGTGCCAGGCTCAAACCAGGCATACTGCTGGTCTGGTCTTGTTACTGTCGTGCCATACCAGAAATTTCCCTGCTGCGGCAGCTTTCCTGCTTCTGCCAGCTGTATGTATCTCTGTGGGTTCTTTGTCAGAAACAAATACGTGTGCCATGGTGCGGCTT